ATAAAGTTGTCAATATAAGAATCGAAGTATTAGAAGATAAATCTGCACAAATAGAAAGAGAAGCTTTTGAGAATTTTGTAAAACAACTACCAGATGACCTCTTTGTTGAAGTTATTGAATGTCTTGGTCAAGATGAGGTAAATAGAATTAACAAATGTTTAGCATCTGATGATGTAGAAGCTGTTAGAAGCGGTGTTCTCAAGTTCAAAAACGTACTTAAGAAAGTTACCCTTAATAGAATTAAGGAGTTGAAAGATTTATTACCTTCTTGCTAATTTCTGTGGGAAGGTAATTTTATTTATTGCCCTATGGTGTAATGGTTAGCACAGCGGTCTCTAAAACCGTAGCCCTCTGAAGGCGTAAGTCTAGGTTCGAATCCTAGTGGGGCAACTAATTTTAAACTAAGCGATTATGAAAGTTTGGATAAAAGAAATCAAGGATTATCCTAGTTTATGTATTGTAGATATATTTATACCAAGGTGGTTATTCCTATTACATTATGGAACTTTGGCAGATTTGAATGAGTATGAAGAATGGGAACAAATAGAAGTTTCTCCACATGAATTAAAGAAGTTATTAGACCAAGGAGCACATATAAGAACATGAGAGCAATTGTTTATGAAAATGGTTAGGTAGTTGTAAAGCGTAATAGAAAACGTCATTATGTTTTAGAATATTGTAAGAATAAAGATGTTCCAAACAAAGTAGCTTATTGGGAATTTATTCTCAATCCTGAACTTCGACAAAAGTTAGAAGAAAATGCTGCACTTATAAAATATAAATTTGTCAATAAAAAGACTGGTTGGACACTCTATGGAAAATACCCAGATATAAATATGTATAACTTAAAAGACATTGATGAATATGAATTATGTGATAATGAGTGAAGGAGTACTCGAACAAGTAAGAAAATTGCATGCTTTAGCAAGAGAAAATAAACAGCTTAATGAGCAATGGTTTTTAGATTTCCAAGATGAACTTAATAAATTAAGTGTAGAGGTATGATATATAACGATACTGCGCGCAAATATTTACAAAACGGTATTAACAAACTTGCTGATGCCGTTAAAGTAACTCTTGGACCTAAAGGAAGGAATGTTGTAATTGAAGAAGATTATCCGCATATTACTAAAGACGGCGTAACAGTAGCTAAGGCAGTTTATTTAGAAGACCCCTATGAAAACATAGGAGCAGAATTAGTTAGAAATGTAGCCTCAAAAACAGGAACAGATGCTGGTGATGGAACTACTACAGCCACAGTTCTTGCACAAGCAATAGTTAATGAAGGTCTTAAAAATGTTACCGCTGGAGCCAATCCTCTTGAAATTAAACGAGGAATAGATAAAGCAGTAGCTTCAGTAGTACAATATATAAAGGAACAATCTATACCTGTTGATTATGATATATTAGAATGTGTTGCAACAATATCTGCAAATAATGATCCGGAAATTGGTAAACTTATTGCAGATGCATTTAGACAAGTCACAACAAGAGGTGTGATTACAATGGAAACATCACAATCAACAGAAACATATATACAAGTTGTAGAAGGACTTCGATTTGATTCTTCATATCTTTCTCCATATTTTGTTACTAATACTGACAATAATAGTTGCGAACTTGAAGACCCTATTATCCTTATATGTAATCGTAAGATAGACAATATTAAGGAATTTCTACATGTATTCCAAACTTGTATAGAAAAGAATCGTTCTATATTAGTAATAGCTGATGATGTAGATCCAGACCTTTTATCTACTCTTATTGTTAATAAGATTAATAATGGACTTAAAGTTTGTGTAGTAAAATCTCCTTTCTATAAGAGAAGAGAAATGTTAGAAGATATTGCTGCTGTTACAGGAGCAAAACTTTGTACAGAAGAAACTCCAGCTATTAAATGTATTGGAGGATGTGAAAAAGCCACTATTACTAAGGATTATGTAACTATTATAAATGGAAAAGGAGACACAACAGAATATGTCAAAAATTTGGATGGGGAAAGGGCTGCTCGCTTAGATGGAGGAGTCGCAGTTATATATGTGGGAGCCAATTCCGAAATAGAACTGGCTGAAAAGCGCGACAGAATTGATGATGCAATTTGCGCAACAAGAGCAGCAATAGAGGAAGGTGTTGTTGCTGGCGGTGGATCAACATATCTTAGATCACCAAGACCTCTAGTAGAAGGAGAACAAAAAATAGGAGTAGAGATAGTTTTCAAAGCGTTAGAAGCGCCGTTGCGTCAAATTTGTAAAAACGCCGAATTACCAGATGCTGTAATCATTAACAAAGTTAAAGAATTGCCGGAAGGATTTGGTTATAATGCTAAAACAGATAAGTATGAAAATCTTATTGTATCAGGAATATTAGATCCAACCAAGGTAGTTAGAACAGCATTAGAGAATGCAGCATCAGTTGCTTCTATGGTTTTAACAACTGAGTGTATAATAAAAAAGCGACCCCTCAACTAAGAGGAGCCGCTTTTTTTATATTCTGTAATTCTATGAAATGATAATACAAAACTGTTTCACCATTATCTAATTTAAATCCTTTATTATCCCAACCTATTATAAGTACTTCTTCTCCTTTCCATGTTGCTTTACAAGCACCATCATAATATAAAGCAGTCTTCAAAGAAGTCTCATCATATATCTATTCGGAGAAGTCTATGGGAATTTTGTCAACACTATAATTTACGGAATATGGATAATTCATTCTAGCCTACTTTTAATTGCATTACTAACACTATCTACACCAAGTAATGATACGCAGCCAACGATTAGTTCCGTTGCAAAATCTGGAGCATTATTACCTGATATTACACACCATATAAAACAAAACATTGTCACTAACCATCCTATTACTCCACATATTCTTTTAGAAGAATATCCTCCGCTATTTGCTTGAAATATAGTGTTAAGAGGTATACGTCTTTTTTCACTCAAATTTTCCATCTTATAAAAAATTATCATATTCATGTAAGGGTTTTAGACTTACATCTATTGCCCAAATTTTCCCATTATATATTCCATAATTACGAACATCTTTATCCTATACTATGTGATTATCCACCATATGATGAGCGGCTATAAATTTTTCACACTCTTTTACATCAACAATAGGTTCAGCCTTTAGCTATTTAAATACAGGACACCAATGTTTATCCATATAGGCTATTCCTACAAATTTACAAGGCAATTGAAAAGGAATTTTATTCCTATTCCTTAAATATATAATTACATATTCTATTAAGCGAAAAATATTAGAAGTTCTTTTTCTTCTAATTTTATATACATACTTTCCTTTAGTATATACTGTATGTTCTCCGCCTCTACCTAAATAATCTCCTAATAACCAATGATGTTTATTTTTGGGATTTACTTTTACTATAAACATTTTTTGTATTCTTTAACTACTTAGTCGTTTGCCATCCATTATCTAAAATACTTCTATGTCCCCAAGGTTGCGACCTTTGGGAAGGTTTATGGACACTTCCACCTTCTTCATGTTTCCATTTTGCAGCGTTTCTAGCAAAATTAGCTCTCTTCTTTTGTAAAGGAGTTGCATTAGGATCTTTTAATACTTTAGCAGCATGTTCCTAAACAGATTCTCCTGCTGCCTTAGCCGACTCAGTAAATTTCCCACGATTCTTTTTCTTTATGTGAATTTTACTTCCTTTACTAAAGGTTGGGACCATTTCTAAGCCAAATAAATCAAAGGTATATAAGTTTAACATATTATAACAATAATTGATTTGTTTCTGACAAATAATATGCTTATACTTGAAAAGTATAAAATAAATTTAGATTAATGTATTTAATGTTTTAATGACTTATGATAAATGGATAAAAGTAAAATTACAAAACAAGTCGGAAATATAGCTTTTGAAGAGGATGCTCATATTTATTATGATGTTACTAATCCAGATTTAAAGTTTACTTCTGTGACTACAATGATTCATTCTTTTACCCAACCCTTTGATGAACAGTTTTGGTCTGCATATAAAGCCTTAGAAAAACTCTTACCAAAGGAAGATTGGGCAATTGAAAAAAAGTCTTTATTGGCTACTAAGAAATTTGATAAAGTAATACTTGAGATGTATGATATTAGTGAAGACACATTCAATGGAGAACAACAAGCTATACTAGATGCTTGGGATTTAGAGAAGAGAATATCTTGCGAACGTGGAACTAAGATTCACGCAGAATTGGAGAACTCTTTTTACAAGAAACCTAAGGACATCAATCTTAGTAAATATGAAATTGGTGGAAAGTTTGAATGCCGTAAGGATTATACTGATTTAGATATGGAGAATGCAGTATATCCAGAATATCTAATTTCATACGTAACTCAAGACGGAAAACTGGCTGTTGCTGGGCAAATAGACTTATTGGTTAAAAAAGGTAATAAAATTACAATTGCCGATTGGAAAACTAATAAGAAAATTGAAACTAAGAGTTTCTTTAATACAAAAACAAAATCTTCAGTTAAGATGAAATATCCTCTTAATAACTTAGATGATGTTAATTATTGGCATTATGCTATGCAACTTTCTACATATGCTTGGATGATTCAAAAACTTAATCCTGAATATGAAATTGAAGATTTGGTTCTTGTTCACTTTGATCATGATAATAACATGACGGTATATCATATGCCCTATCTTAAAAAGGAAGTTGGAGTTATGTTAGGATATTTCAAAAAAGAACACGTATTAAGTGAAAACAGAAAGAAACGTCAAAGAATAGAATATTAATTATGATACCAGAATATGTTACTGAACGCACTATGATATGTCGCAGTTGTCCTATCTGCGATAATGTAAATGAGATATGTAATGCAAGCCTTTATTTAAATCCTAAAACAAATGATGTAGAGGTATATCCTAAAAAAGGATATATAAAAGGTTGTGGGTGTCATTTAAAATGGAAGATAGCTAATCCTATGAGTAAATGTCCGGCAGGAAAATGGTTAGAGTATGTAAAAAAATCAGAAACATAATAGTTGGTACATTTAGAAATGTATTTAACAAAAAACAAGATTTAGCAACTAAAAGATTAGCAATATGTAAAACTTGTGAACATAGAATCAAGTTTGCTGGTCAATATATTTGTAATCAATGTGGTTGTATCTTAGAGAGTAAAACAAGAGTTGAAGATGAACATTGTATGATTGATAAATGGTAAATGAGTATGAACAGAAATGAAAAATTAGCCCAAGATTTAATTGGAATGGAGGGCACAGGAAAATCTTTTACAGTAAACGGTAAAAATGCAGAAGATATGATGCTTGAAGAACAAGCTGAAAAGTTTAATGAAAGTGTTAGTAAGATTAATGACAAGTTTGAAAAACATAATGAAGCTTTAGTAAGTTATGCTAAAGAGATTTCTCACAATATAAATGGTTTGGAAATATTACCAATGACTTCTTACGTATTAGTTAAACCATTTGATAATAATCCTTTCCAAGAAGTTAAAATAGAAGGAGGAATTATTACTGATTTAGGTGGAATGACTCCCGAATATAAGTCAAATGAAACTGGGGAGATCGAACAAGAAAAACAATTTATACGTGTGGGAACAGTTATTGAAACTGGTTATAAGTGCGAATTCTTAAAACCAGGAGACGTAGTATTCTGGTCTATAGCTAGTGAATGTATGGTTCCTTTCTTTAGACAAGGATTTGTAGCAGTAGCTGAAAGCAGAATTATAGCTGTTGTTAATGAAAAACTAACAGAAAGAAAAGAGAATTATGGAAGAGAATGAAAAAGTGTACTTTAAGCCAGGAGACTGCGTTACATTACGATAGCATAATGTAATGTATGCTCCTGTTATGCTTGTATTACGTAAAGAACAAGCGCTATTTAAAGATAGTTCCGGATTAAAGGGTATTAAGTGTAGATGGTTTACAACAGACGGCTTAATGCAAGAAGCTGTATTTAATACTAAGGACTTAATTAAAATAGAAGAAAATGATTAATAAATATCAAGCAGGTGGAGTCGCACAAGGAGGTATTCTTCAAGAACTAGCTAAGTTACCTAAAGATCAACAAAAGAAAATCATGGCAGCTTTTGGAAAGTGGGCTCAAACTAAAGGAATGAATATTCAACAATTACAAAGTGATCCACAGGCACTAGAACAAGCAATGGGTCAATTCTTACAAGAGATGCAAGGTGCTCCTAAAGCTAGATTAGGTGCTAAACTTAATTATGTTAGAACGCTTAAAGGTGGCTGCCCAGAAGGACAAGAAGTTGTGTATTTCCAAAAGGGTGGAATGATTTGTAAGAAATGTGCTGCTAAACAAGAACAAGGTGGCAAAGCTAACAAACCAAATGGCAAACAAGTAATTGCTAATTTCAAGAAACAAAAAGCCTGTGGCGGAGCCAAGGTTAGAAAGTAAATAATTTAAAACTGGTTAATGATTATGAATGTGTTTTTATATAACAATGTAAGTAAAGAATTAGAGCTTAATGAACCAGAAATACTTTTAGTAAAAGAATTTAGAGAACTTCTTAATAGAGACAAGTCAAAATCTAAAGATAGAGCTTGGGCTGAATTAACCTATATATACCTGGCAATTGACTGGAAAAGCCCTTATAATTAGTATACTGAACAAGAAAAACATGAAGAAGCTTTAAGCGATTCCGGACTGACAGAGTCATAGTTCAATGACCCTATCTTTAGAGCGGCTTGTAGAAAATACAGAGCACTTCAAGATTCAAATAAATCTATTAAATTACTTGAATCTGCTAAACGTGCTGCTGATCAATTTATAGATTACTTCGATACTATTGTAGATTTAAATGAACGTGATGTTAATGGTAAACCTATCTTCCAAGCTGAAAAGGTTATGAAAGAAATGTCACAACTTCATAAAGTTCATGAGGAACTTGTAACTCTTGAAGAACAAGTCAAGAAAGAACTTACAGAACAATCTACAATTAGAGCAGGTATTGAAGAAGGATTTGATCCAGGTAACTTCTAATGACAAGAAAGAAAAAGCTTCCTGATGAGGTTCAGGAAATTATTGATGAAGTAAACAAAAAAGAAATAGAAGAAGATGCTTAGGAGGCTAGAGATTTAGTTGACCAAATACGATAGGAACGAGACCAAGATAAAAATTATTGGGATGTTCCAGCTGACCAAAAAATTGAGGTATTTGATCCTACCTTATCTTATGAACTTACCGGATATAGACCAATAACCGAAACACAAGGTCTTGATTTTGATCCTAATTGGTTTATAGAAACTCGTAAGGTTTTTGAAGAAACTGGCAAATACTGTACATTTCTTAGAAATAGTAAACGTTACAATGAGTTCTGGCTAGAACAATATAAACGTTGCAAGTATGGAATGACTGTTAATGGCTATCGTATTACTGGGGATAATTATTTCTTTTTAAATTTCTATCGTTTACCTCTGGTAGATGAAAAAAAGGCTTCCGGCTCTGGACTTGATGAAGGTTTTCCTATATTTTTTGCTTCTCATTATACATTCTTTCATTATTTAGAAATGGCAAGAGTATTACACAAACATGCTGCAATGTTTAAAGCTCGTTCCATTGGTTTCTCCGAAATTAATGCATCTTTGGCTGCAAGAATGTATACAATTATCAGAGCAAGTAGAACAATGATTACTTGTTACAATGATACATTCTTAAATGGAACATTTAGTAAATTTGACCATGCTCTTACATTTTTAAATACTTGTACTGGAGGTGGAATGTTTGAACCTCGTATTATTGATAAATAGCTTCATAAGAAGTCAGGATACCAATAGAAAGTACAAGGGCAATTCGAAGACTTCGGATTTAAATCTGAATGTATAGGAATCAACGCCGCTAAACCATCTAATATTCGTGGTGATCGTGTTGATTTACTAATATATGATGAGGCCGGTTCTTGGCCAGGACTTACAACAGCAGTTGTACAAGGACAAGAACTTTGTGAAGTTCAGGGTGTACCTCGTGGTACTATGTTATATGGTGGAACAGGTGGTGATATGGGTGCTCCTCTAGAAGGACTTAAAAAGATATATTACCATCCTAAAGCTTTTAAAGTTTTACCTTATAGACATAATTATACCTAGGATGGAACATATATAGAAAGTGGTTTCTTTATTCCTTACTTTGTACAATCTCTTCGTTCTGAATTTATGGACAACAGGGGTGTATGTAAGCAAGCAGAATATAAGAAAGAACTTTAGGAAGAAAGAGATAACCTTTTAGCAGTTCCAGAAGAATATTATAAGAAGTGTGCAGAACGTTGTTGGTTTGCTGAAGAAGCTTTCAACTTAGAAGGTGTCAACAAGTTCAATAAAATTAAAATATCTGAATAGTTAGCAGCTATAAGATTGCATAAAATAGGTCCACGTCCAGTATCAGGATATATTGATTATTTTTATAAGAATGGTAAACATACTTATGAGAATATAGACGGAATTAAATGGATTCCGCATCCTGATGGTAAAGTAAAGATTCTAGAACATCCTGTGTGGTCAGATCTTTACATGGAAGAAATGCAGAAGAAAAAAGCTATAGCAGAAGAAAGAGGTGAAGAATTTGAAATGCCTGCTTACAAAGAAATGGAAAATTTATATGTAGCAGGGATTGACGGCATTGATATAGGTCAAAACCAAACATCGAAAGAAACAAAAGAACCTTCTGATTTCTGCATGGTAATTAAGCGAAGAGCATTTGGAGTTAGTGAACCTCAAGTAGTTGCTATGTATAAAGACAGACCAGGAAACATTAGAGAAGCTTACAAAATAGCTATGTGTCTTGCACGATATTATAATTGTAAGATAAACATAGAAGCAACTCGTGTTGGTATGATTACATGGGCAAGAGAAAATCACGGACTTCAATATTTTATGAAACGTCCTCGTGCTACTCTTACTGACGTTAAATACGGTACTACAAAACAATATGGTACTCCTGCAACCAAGACAGTTATTGAACAACATACTGATTTAACAGCTGACTTTGTAGAAGATTATTGTCATACAATATGGTTTGAAGAAATACTTGATCAATTAACAAGTTATAATGACGAAAATAAAGGTAAGTTCGATATTGTAGCTGCTTTTGGTATGATGGAATTAGCTGATCAAGAATTATCTGGAAGATAGCCTGTTAAGGTAGAAAACGATGATGCACAATTTGAAGATTTTGGTTATTGGACTGATGAAAGAGGTATAAAACATTTTGGTGTTATACCAAAGAAACCAAAAATAGAATATCAAATAAAAACTGAGGATGACTCATACAGATTTGAAACAAGCGATACTCGACTGTATACGGCAGTTGTACAAGATGGAGTTCATAGGTACCATTAAAGTGGAAGACCTAGATCCAATCGGCTATAAAGTGTCTTTGAATCTTGATAGGTCAGAGAATCCTTTAGTTTTAATAGCCGATTTACCAGATGATAAGTTCCTTGAATTTATTCGTGAAGAGCTTAGAAGTCGTAAGTTGCAAAAAGTTAAGCATTATTTGGCGACAAAAGTTCCAGGCGATACTATAAAAGTTTGTAATGAGCGAGAAAGAACTTATAGACAAAACGAACGAAGTCATTTCGGAACTTGTATATGATAAATACGAGCTTTAGAAAGCTTATAATTATTATAATGGCAAGAGAGATTCTGAGTAGTTTAAATACTTAGAAGAGAACTTCGGAATTGGTAGTCCAACTTCCGTAGAGTTTACACCTTTATTAAAAAAGCATGTGGATGCTTTGGTAGGTGAGTATTTAGGTACTCCGATTATACCAAAAATTTCATGTAAGGATGAAGAAACGATAAGTGCTATTACCAGAGAAAAACAATTAGAAATAACCAATGGAATAGTCAAGTTTCTCAAAGACCATTTGACTAATTCGTTAGTTTAGATGATACAAGGTAAAGACCCTACGGATGTTGCTATTAAGAAATAGCTAGATAAAATAGTTTAGGACATTGATCAATCTTTTGTGTCTCAATATGAGATAGCAGCATAGAACTTAGTATAGTATATGATGCAGTCAAGAGAAGTCGATTTTATTACTAAACTACGATAGTTATTAACAGATTTATTGATAACTGGATATACATTCTTTAGGGTTAAAGCTTCTCCTAGTGGTACTAATGTTGATATTGAAGTATTAGATCCACTTAATACGTTTGTGGATAGAAATCCTGATTCGCCTTATGTAAGAAAGTCTTATAGATGTGTAGTAAGAAAATGGATGACTAAATCACAAATACTAGCCAAATATGGTAAAGAAATACCTAAGGAAGATTTAAAACAACTTAAAGAAGAATGGTATGAAGGACAAGCAATTTATCGTCGTTCATATGCAGACTTTGTAAGTCAAGAAGATGATGTTGAATCTGATTCTATTCCTGGGTACCCTGATGATGAATATTCAGCTTCTCATCGATTCCGATTAATTCCGGTATATGACGTTGAATGGTTAGAAACTGGAGACGACTTTAAAATGAGGCGTTATAATTGTATAAGAATCGGAGAAGAAATATATATACTCAGAGGTGAGGACAAGACTGCAATTAGAACAAAGGATAGACCAAATGAATGTGATCTTTCTGTAAATGGAGTTTATTTCTTAAATCGTTCTAAACGTCCTTATTCTCTTATTTTAAAATGTGCGCATTTACAAGATAAGTATGATTTACTTATCTATTATCGTGATAATCTGATTGCTAATAGTGGTACATCTGGAACTATTATGGATATGTCCTTAATTCCGACTAACTTAGGCGTAAAATGGCCAGAACGTATTCAGAAATGGATAGCTTATAAGAAAGCTGGAATACAATGGATTGATACAACTCAAGAAGGACGTAATGATAATGGTAATGCTCCAATGAACACTATTTTTAATGGATTTGATGATACATTAAAAGCACAAGCAGTTCAAGCTATAGATATGGCTATACAATCTGTTGAACAAACAACATCTTCTATAACTGGAGTATTCAGAGAAAGACTTAATGGAATTGAACAAAGAGATGCTGTTACTAATATTAAACAAGGTGTTCAAAATTCTTATATAGTAACTAAACATTACTTCCAATAGATGGATTTAATTGTTTGTGAAATGTTACTTGATGCTCTTAATCAAGCTAAAATTGTATATAAGAAAGGTTTGACTGGAACTATTATACTTGGAGATAAATATTAGAGAATATTTACAGCACTTCCTGAATACTTCACTCTTACTGACTTTGATATACATATTACAGCTAGTACGGAAGTTATGGAAGAACTTCAGAATCTTAAATAGATAATACCCGAATTAATTAAAAGCTAGCTTCTTACTCCAGATATTATATTTGAGGCTATGTCAGCAAAATCGCTTACAGATCTTAAATATAAAGTACAAAAAGCTATGAAGATTCAGAAAGAGGAAAATAATCAGTTACAACAATTATCTCAACAAGTTGAAGAACTTTAGAATCAAAATAAACAATTGCAACAAGAATTGCAAAAAGCACAAACTAAAGTTGAACAACTCAATGAGAAAAAACTTGAACTTGAAGGAACTAAAGTTCAACTACAATATCAAGTAGACTGGTATAAAGCTCAATCTGATCGTACATACAAGAATCGTGAATTGGATATAGAAGAAAAACGAACAGAGGTGGAGATTGCCCAATTACATGATGGTAATCCATATAACGATAAAATTAGACATATTTGATTATGGCAAGTATAAAACAATTATATGATGGATCAGAATCATTTCAGCCATATACAGAAGCGTAGTATATTCCAAGTGGCGTTACAAATTCTGGCTATACTGTAAAAGAAGATTTACAAGCATTACTTAGCAGTATACAAACATTACAATAGGCTGTAAGTGGTGGTACAGAAGTTGCTGGAGCATTAGGAGTTGTTATTAAGTATGCTAACATAGAAACTCCTTATCTTAATGATGCTACAAGGGCAAATGTTGTATGGGAAGAAGTTATGAATATTCCTACTAGCTTAGCACCATACGCCTGGAAGAAAACTGAATATACATGGACTGTTGATAACACTACTTCTGTTATTAAAACAACTTATGAAATAATTGCCACAGCTTTATATCCAGAAACATAGGTTATGTACTTAGCACTAGAAACTGTAATTGATAATGCTATACAAGGTCCTGCCGATTATGGAGTAACTATGATAGACCAAAATGGTAATCAAAGTATAGAGTGGCATAATTATTTTGAAGGTATTAGTCCAAGTAAACCATTTGGATATATGGCAATAAGACATAGAGATGCTGGTCAAGATTTTCCTACAACTGGTGCTGATGAGAATAAAAAGGCCGTATGGAATATTTCATTATTCTCATTATATCCTATGAATCAACAATCTGAATAATTATGGAGTTTAGTATTGACATTCATACTTCCATGAATGGGGAAATCATATTAGAAGATTTCTCTAAAGAATATGATTAGTATTTGGATGAAGAAGTTGAGGTTGTAACATCTTATGACAGTTTTAAATATAGTCAAACCGCTTCTCTAAATGCCATCATAAAAGTGGAAACAAACAAAATAACATTAATAGATGTACTCCTAGACGATCACTCGGAAGATTTAGACTCTGTAACATTTAATGTTAATGCAGATGGTTACTACACAGTTGACCATGTAATTCTTCCAAACATGGATTGGTATGAAAATTCCTCTGACAATTATAGAGAATATTATGATACTATTTATGTGACCGATGGAGAAAAAGTTTATAAAGAAATAGAAGGAACTTTAACTGAATGTACAGTTAAAGAAATACTTGATAGAAATATAGAAGGAACTACAATACAGAAATGTAGAGTAGATGTCTTCTATACAGCAGGATTACAAAATTGTTATATATGGTATTGTAAACAAATCTTCGAAGCATTGTTAAATGCTTGTAATAATGGCAAGTATGATGATTTAATATATGCTAGAGATATGATTTGGATGACTCTCAATATCATAGATTACTTAGTTGGATTTAAGCAATACTTAGAAGCTCAACGCCTCCTAGAAAACTTCCAGCGTTGTGGTGGATATTGTAAAGACTTTTCAATAATTAAACCTGATGCCAGCTGCGGATGTTCTAGGTGAATTAAAAGGTAAGGCTATCCAAGAATATGATAAATTATTAAGAGAACTTAGGAAAGGTAAACAACCTAAATACGATTTCTTAATGAATTTAATTTGTTATATTGGTCTTCCTGTATTAATAGATAAACGTGATTTTGTCGAACAAAAATTATTAAATTACCATGATACAATCTATATACGCCGAGGTAAGTAACGGTAATCGAGTATATTGCGGCAAGAGAGTACCAAAGTATGAAAGCCAACCAATTCCTCTAATGAAGTCCAATTACTTGGGCGAATTTAGAACTAAATTGGAAAAAGCTAAGGCTCGTAAGAATCTAGGAATCGGTGATGAATATACTTTGACTTGGGGCAATATCACGGGGCATATCGAAGATAATGCCGATTTAACTAGATTTATTGAACAACAATGGTAGTACGAATATATAAGCCCATATATTCAACAAGAAATTCACAATGTTAAGCAAGCTCTCGATTATGCTCTATATTATGTGAGCACGTATGAGGCTAATGATGAGCAGATACAAGAACTTAGTCAAAAGTTTGATAATCTTGAAATTAGAGTTGATAATCTACAAACATCTCTTTAGAATCAACTTGATACTCATCAATCTAATATAACACATATTGAAGAATAGATTATTGATATTAATAATAGTATAATTGCTCTTAATACAGCTTTAACTAATATTAATGTTGATAAAAATATTCATGATTGGATTTAGAATAATCTAGAACAATCAAAAACAATAGAATTTCTTGTTAAAGAAGAACCAGTTTTAGACAAAAACAATGAACCCGTATTAGATGAAAATGATCAACCAGTAACAGAGGTTGTATTAGAAGTAATCGAAGTAAAAATATCTCAACAAAATGGAAACATCCTTGAAGTTAAAAATGATGGACTATTTGTTAAAAGTTATGACAGTGATATCGAAAGTATTAATCAAGATATCTCAGACATTAAAGAAACTCAGTAGCAAACTACCGACGCTCTGGGGGATTTAAAATATAATACAACTCTTCCAGATTCTACTAGTTCTCCAGTTCACGAAGGAATAACAGTGGGACAACTTAAAGATAAGTCATTATCTGAAATACTTGACCAAGTATTATTCCCAGCTGATACGAGAGATTTAATATAGCCAACTCTTACTTACACTTATGTAGACAATTTAGTAGAAGTGAATTCTCCAGTATATACTCCTTAGTTAGATTATTCTGCCGGAGATGCCGGAGAAACTATAGAAACTGTTAATACTCTTACATTCAGAGGTCTTCCTTATGAAAAAGAATATTATGACACTGCAGGAACTTATACTTTCTCTGGTTCTGTAAGTTATGAAGCTGGAGAATATTTAGTAAATAATAGAGGAGAAACAACTGATCAAAGAGTAGAAGCTGGACAAGTTACTACTTCTTATCAAGTAAAAGCAACATACCCTTGGTATGCAGGTAATTCAGAGAATGGTGTTTCTAAACAAATTTTAGTTCCTGTAAATGAACAATCGGGAATTATTGATTTTTCATTAAATAAACACGCAGTTGTTAAACTTCCGGGACAAAGTTCAGTAATACATTCATTTAAATTGGATAGTGGTTTAGGTTATCTAGATGTAGATATGGACGGATGGAATCAAACAACTGAACAATTAAATGGTATAACTTATAAGGTATATACCAAGATAGATAGCTATGCGGCTATTCTTCCACATAGAATTAACTTTACACTTGTTATCTAATGTATAAATATACTGGTGATTCAATAATTAGTGCATCACTTACAGTTCAAGTACCAAAACCCCTTGACAACAGAACAGTTGTTAATAACATCCACGAACTGTACAGTATTCCGCCTGCTTATGCATATGTAGGTATGACTGTTGCAAATATTGACAACGGTAATATTTATATGTTGGTGGATAAATCAAAGATTAATGAAAAGGCTGGTTGGAGAGCATCTTATGAATCTATTCAAATTATAGCCTGTACAGAAGCAGAATATAAAGAATGGAAAGATAATACGGACAATCTTTTTCAACCAATAGATGAATCAAAATCATATCTTCATCAGGATACCTATTATTATATTTATGAAGATTCTTTGTCAGCGGAGAGTGAATTACAAGAATATGTTAAACGCTCTGATTGGATGGAAGTTTTAGCGACGTTGTCTACTAAAGCTCCGGTTGCTGGATTAACTCGGACAAATGAAATCTTACAAAATGTAATTAATACTTATGCTACGTTGGAACATGTTGAGAATACTTATGCTCCTCTTACAATGTTCAATTTAGAAAATTCTGATTCATTTATACGTAGTAATTTCTTTACTAAGAATGAGGCTCTTGATAAGTTTGTTAAATTTACAGATTTAACTGGAGATGACATAGGTGAAGGTGATTTTATATTTGTTACTGCTGCCTAGTATCAAACTGACAAAACAGCATTAGAAACATACAAACAAGGAGTTGCTGCAGAATTAGCTCAGTGTTTAAAAGTTGGGGATGATGGTGAGCTTGATTCTATAACGGTAGCAAAGATTAAATCCAAGAGAGTAAATGATCAACAACTCGAAGTTGATGTAACTCCACAAGGTTTATCAATAAATGGAGACCCAATTGCTAAAATTTCTGATATTCCTCCGCATGTAACTCTTACTAAAGTAGAATATGATGCTTTAGTAGAGAACAATGAGATTGATGAAAATACATACTATCATATAACTGGAGATGATGAAACTTATGTTCTTCAATCTGAATTGGTAAACTATTATACAATACCTGGAGTTCAATCTTATATTGCTGGAACAACCTATACAAAGGCTTAGGTAGATGCTCTTATATCTGCTCTCGTATTTGATACACCAGAAGAAATTGCTTAGAATTATGTTTCTAAAAGTCAACTTGCAACTACTCTTGAGGATTATGTAACGATAGCTATGTTAGGTGGAGAAGGAGATGTTGAAGGTGAGTTTATATTTGTTAAACAATCTGAATTTAACACTTATAAAGACGCTCAAACCGCTCAAAGAACTTCAGACCTTCAGAATATAGAAACTAACTATTTACAAAAAGATACTGATATTTCTGTTACTTCTGTTATTACTACTTTAATTACTGATGGAACTAATCAACTTTCTATTGGAAATATTTTAACATTTAACAATGATGAAATTGCTCTAAAGAAGGATGTTCCAGTAATGGTAACACTCACTAAATCTGCTTATCAAACCTTAGTAACTAATGAAGAAGTAAATCCTGACGTATATTATTATATAACTGATGATTCTGATACTTATGTGTTAGCTTCTCAA